CTTTACCCTTAGTATCAGTAAAGCGAAAATCGACCCATTTTGCGCCACTTTCTTTGATGAGTTGAAGGACCTTGTTCGCCATGCTCATTTGCTCCAATGAAGTTTTTATGCACTTGTTAAGTGCGTGTTAGTTGTTGATGTATAATTAGCAATTATCATACCAACAATTTAAAAGCATACCTAAAACATTGAAATTCTTTGCAGAAAAAATGCTTTAGGTTCCCTGTCCTATGCCTACTATAATGTCTGCATTTAAAAATGCACCATATTTAAACATTCCTATTTTAGCGCGTCCTCAAAAAAGACATAATGAACCAAAATAGTGCAATACATATAACAAAGAACCAATGTAGTGCCAATTACGCTTTTATTATTCGCGTAAATTGGCTTTTTATATCATTCTTTTCAACATCATTCCAATCAATTCATTTAGACTTTCGATTCACATTTAGTTTTTCCCCTCAAGCCTTTCAATTACAAAAATTTATGATCAATTAGCAGCTCATTTCAACAAACAAAATTACCCTTTTATTCTGCCGTTAATCCTTTGAAAATTTTCCACATGAATGATCCATTTTGTTATGATGATTTCCCGTTGTCGCTAGAATAATCTTTTCTCTATTTAAGATAGATGGAAAAAAGACAGCGTACGAATCGGTTTGTCGAACTCAATAGCACATTTAAGTGCTTATATTTCAAAAGGTTATAATCATGCTTCTAATGATTGAAAGGAAGCACTGATATTCGCTGACGTTCGTTAGCGTTCGACTCAATTTAAATCAATTACAATTCAAAATTATTAAAGTCCGTTGGCGTCCGCTAACGTTCGGTGACATTCACAACTTTTGTGAGTAAGATTGTGAGTATTCATTTTTCTTTTTAAGTTACTCACAGATTTCTGATGCTCAACGACACCAAAATAAAACAACTCAAACCACAAGATAAAACCTATCGTGTTGCGGATCAAGGTGGTCTATGCATCGAAGTGCGTACGAATGGCTCTAAGCTATGGCGTTTTAGATATCGTTTCCTAGGTACTGCAAAGATGATTAGTTTGGGTGAGTACCCTCTTGTCACTTTGGCACAAGCTCGGCAAAAAACGTTAGATCAGAAATTATTATTAGATCAAAATATTGATCCTTCACAAAACCGACAAGAAGAAAAAGCAAGAGCGCTGTTGAATCAAGCGTGCACTTTAGAGAGTGTGGCCACAGAGTGGTACAACAAACGGAAAGATAAAAAATCTATAAGCTATAAAAGATCAGTAGAAAAAGCCTTTGAAAAAGATATCTTCCCAACACTTGGCAAAAAGGACATAAAAAAGATATCTGCGTTTGATGTTCTTCAAATGCAAGAAAAGACAATGAAGCGAGTCTCTAAACAGCAGAATTATGGAACTGGTGAAAGTACAGCAATATTTAACAGGCAATTAGTCAGTCAAGTTATTGACTATGCTATTGCAACCTCGCGTTGTGAATATAACCCTGTATCAGCTCTCAGAAACACAGTAGAACGTCCACCAAAGATAACAGCTCGTCCAATGACTGAAGATGAAAAGGCAGTGTTTAACTCTTGTTTATCTACATACAATGGTGCAACAACAACGAAGAACGCGATTAAAACTTTAATTTATACAATGCTGCGTACCGTTGAAGTTATCCGCTTGCAATGGGATTGGGTAGATTTTGATAATGATCTAATCCGTATTCCACCAGCTACAGCAGAACAAAGAAAAAAGGGACAGCGGAATATTAAAAAAGATCGTGAACATTTAGTCCCTATCTCTAAGCAACTAAAACAAATCTTGCTTGATCAATGGGAGCAGACGAAAAACAGCGACCTTGTTTTTTCTAGTGTGTTTGATGTTACGAAGAGAATGAACAATACAACTGTGAATCGTGCTTTAGGCAATATGGGATATGAAAGCCTAACTGCCCATGATTTTCGTGCAACTGCATCGACAATGCTTCATGGTCTTGGCTATCCTTCTGATCATGTTGAGATTCAACTTGCTCATGTTGATAAGAATGTAGTCCGTGGTACTTATAACCATGCTAGCTATTTAGAAGAGCGTAGAGCAATGATGCAAGATTGGGCAGATATTGTGGATAGCTGGGGCAAACATTGAGCTTAATAGATACTATAAACCAACTAGAATATGACCTTGAAGATATGCCAGAAGACGCACAGGCATACCATTTAGACAACCATAGATTTATAAAAAAAATAGGTGAACGTTATTTTTATTATTTCATTAAAGACGCTGAATGGAACCTCTTTACAGGTGATGTAAATAAAGCAGATATCCTACCTTTGCACCTTCCAACAATAAAGAGCTTACTAAGACAACTTGAGTGGGTAATTCACGATGAGCCAAAGGAAGTATTGATAGATACTGTAATTAAAGAGATGCAATATCTGAACAGCCCTGAGTAATTTTCCCGACCAAATACACAATCCATAGCGACATCAAATGTCGCCTTCCTGTTTATCCACAGGTTTTTAAATTTGAATTCACAAAGGCACAGTTCTAACATTTATCTTGAATTTGTAACTTTTTCAAGATTGCCATGCGTGACCGAATCTTTGCCCTTGTTGATGTGAATAACTGCTATGTCAGTTGCGAGCGTGTATTCAATCCAAAGCTGAACAATAAGCCAGTTATTGTACTCAGCAATAATGATGGCTGTGCTGTGGCTCGATCACAAGAATCCAAAGATTTAGGAATTAAAATGGGTGTTCCACTATTCCAAATCAAAGATATTGTTGAGCAGAACAATGTTGTAGTGATGTCAAGCAACTACGCCCTATATGCAGAGATGAGCCGCAGATTTCACAATATTCTAGCTGGGTTTGTTGCCAATAATGAAGTTGAGCAATATTCGATTGATGAGTGTTTTCTTGACCTTACCTCTTTTGAATACTACAGGGACCTAGTTCAATACGGACATGAAATGAAGAACGTGCTTTGGCAGTGGTTAGGTTTGCCAGTATGTGTTGGAATTGGGAGAAGTAAAACAGAGGCTAAGATTGCTAACCACATTGCGAAGAAGAATAAACAGTTCAATGGGGTTTGTGATTTGGTACGCATGGATCCATGCAACAAAGAGGACTATCTATCAAAAATAGATGTGAGTGAAGTATGGGGAGTTGGCAGGAAGCATACTAAAAAGCTCCAAAGCATGGGAATTAACACTGTCTTTGATTTGGCTTGTAGTAATCCTATTCAGATGCAAAAGTTATTTAGCATAGTAATGGCCCGAACTGTGAATGAGTTGCAAGGTGTGTCATGCATAGAGATTGAAGATACACCACCAAGTAAGAAACAGATCATTTCTAGTAGATCATTCGGACAAAGAGTAACTGAGCTACAAGAACTCAAGGAAGCAATAGCAATGCATGCTCAAGATGCTTGTAAGCGATTGAGAGCGGATAAGTCTTTATGCGGTTGTCTTATTGTTTTCGCTCAATCCAATCCATTTGATAAGAATGTGCCCTTCTATAATCAATCTGTTTCATTCGCCTTTCCACAGCCTACTGATTGCGTCACAGACCTTGTTAAAGCTGCCTCTATTATGATCACACACGTTTATAAGCAAGGCATTTTATTCAAGAAATGCGGTATTGTGCTGACATGTATAGAACCTAAGTCATCACATATCTATGACCTGCTAACAGATATGAGTGAGATAGAAGAAAAAGAAAGATTGATGAAGGCTTATGAGGGTATCCAGGAAAAGTTCGGGAAAAAGAAAATCAGTATTGGCCCCTGCTTTCTTCCTAACCGTGGCTGGTCAATGTCTCGAGACAAATTGAGTAGCAATCCTTTCACTTGGAGTGGTTTGCTTAGAGTGAATTAACCCTGAACACACTGCAAGCAAACCGAAATATTGACATTTGTTTTAATTGTTTGTGCTGTGCATCCCGAGAACAGAAGACACAGCACTGTGACAAGCGAAGCAAGTTTGGATCGTTGGCACATATAGGTTACTTCTTTAGAAAGAGTGCTCGTTCAGCATCGCGACGACGAACTAGACCTTTCATCACCTTTCCGCCACCTTTATTCCATCGCGGAAACTGTTCTGCTGCACCGGCATAATCTTTGGCATTCAGCTTCTTCAAGAGAGTTGACGATGCAAAATTGCCAGAGCCAATGTTATAGACTAGGCTGACAAGAGCATCAAACTGGTTTTGAGATAAAGGAACTTTCACGAGGTTATTCACTGTAGTCTCAAATCGCTTTAAATCGTGGGCAAAGTAAGACTTGGCTTGATCTAGGGTGCATGAATCCCCCTTCTTAACTTTAGTACCATTTGGGTAAACTGTTGTGCCAATTCCAATAGTCCAAACCCCTACGCCATCATCATAGGCTCTTGTTCTCGTCCCCTCGAAACTTGCGATAAGATCAAGACCAACATTACTGGTTGTTTTGCTCATCATCCACCCCACTTATTGACGTTTTTCTTCAAGTATTCTTCAATAAACGTACTCCCCAAAATGCCTAGAGCACATGCAATAGCCACTAAAGCAATCGGGCTTAATGTTGGGAACTGAATTAAAACTACACCAGCAATAGAAGAAGTAGCTGAACCCAAAATAGTTCTACCTATAATCAAACGTACTGATAATGGGTCACTTGAAACTAAGAGCCTGCTCATACCGATTAGCCCTCCTACAATAAATAAGGTGAGTATTGTTTTTTCATGGTCTTGCATTCACTTTTCTCCAGATAATAAAAAAGCTCTAGTGCATAGCTAGAGCTTGAATTTGTTTATATTTAATTAGATTGTGATGCCACGACCAGCAGCATATT